TGCGGCTTGCGTGTTCGAAATAATAACGTCGGCCATTTTGTCCTCCTATGGACTATTTAAAATTGTTTATGATGAAACTTTTTAAGTCATCTTTTTTAAGTTCAACTGGCTTGCTTGATGGGATATTAGCTGCAGGTTTTCCTGTATTAGCTCCAATAGGCCCACTTTGCTTCCAGAAATAAGGCTTTTCTTTTTTAAGATCCTCAACGTATTGCTTGGCAACCTCGTCATTAAAATCGAGATTCTCCTCATCCAATCCCTTGGCCAAGTATTCCTTTAGCTTTGGGCTAGAAATTAGATCATCAGGATTATGAACATCACCTGCGAATCTTAAAACTTTTTCCTTAACTTTTTGAGTAACGACTTGCTTGGTTGTTCTATCAAGAGCAGCCTGTAATTCAGCCGCTCTCTTAGTCTCAGCCTTAAGTCTCTCCTCAAGCGTCCCAGACTCTTCTAAACGCTTTCTTTCAAGTTCCTCTTGCTGATGTGCTAGAGATTTATATTTCTCCTTCCATTGCACTGACTCTTCAAGCAGTCTCTTGTTAGTAGCAGCTAAACGAACTGGATCTAACTCCTCAGTGCCTTGCGCACCTTGGGCCTGTGAATTTACTTCATCAGACATAACACTCTCCCTTATTTTCAGTCACTTTATTGTGACCTGTCAAATTAACTATTAATCTTGATCTTTACGCCTTTCTTGCCTTTAAAAAATCCCTTAGATGCTTTCTCTAATTCTTCAACCAATTTCTGTTGCAATCTTCGAGAGAACTCTTGATTAGGCTCATAGGGTAGTAATTTTCTCACCGGCAAGTTTCCTAGACCTTCGGTATGGTATTTAAAAAGTGGTGATCCACCTGTTAACCGACCATTCTTGTCGTCGAATGTTAGTGATTTAAGCATCTCTCCTGATACCTTCATGTTTACTGGAGATAGTCTTTTTCCTACACCTAATCCCTTGTCAAACTTCTCAAACTTGGCCCTTTTTGTTTTTCCAACTGAAAAGAAACCTTTTCCTTTAGTAAACTTTAATTCCGTATAAGATGCTTGTAATAGCTTAGGCTCAACCCTAATTACGTATCCTGACTTTGCAGTAAAATACTTAGCCTTACCACTAATAACGTCTAGGTAGCTTTGTGAGTATTTCTTAAACCTTCCACCGCCAGCGACAGGGGATATACCCTTAAGAATGAGGTCTTTAATTAGATTAACAAATCCAGCTTTCTTGATGTTCTTAAACCACTGTTTCTCGATCTTTTTAACTGAGTCTTTGAATAGTCTTTTTAATTGATTGTTAGTCAGTGCCATAGTCTTGCAAAATCCTTTTTATTCCACGCTTGATTTCTTCCTTAAACTCCTGACTCTCATCAGGAATGAATCTGCGTTTAGGTAATGTATCACCTACGTTATGGTTATAAGCCTTTATGGCTTCTGACTTTCTGAATATTCCTACTGTGATTTTAGATGCCGTAACACTTGTTCTAAAGTCTAATGCGTCAAGCATATCTCCGTTAAGATCAAGGTTAGCTAATCGATCTCCCGACTTTTGATTGTCGGCATAGTTCTTGTTTAGCTTCTTAAATGAACCCTCACCTTTAACAGGAGATTTACCCTCACCAACATAGTCCAAGATTGAGTCTCTAATGAACTCACCAACATCATTAAGAGCAGCCTTGCGAGACTCTTTGGGAATCTCGCTAAGGTCAAGCTCAAGATCGTAAGTTACTTTTTCTTTAGATAACATTAGTAGGCAGCTCCACTGAACCTTTAGCAGGTATCATTGATCTAGCAACATCCTCAGGAATGCCGAATGATGTAACAAGAATCTGTGCCCCAGCTTCCTCAGTTAATTGACCTAGTCCTACCTTGGTGGCAACCTCAACAATAGATGCAACCTGTGCTCCATTAAATACTTTAGTCGGATCTGAGAATGCAGTTAAGTAATCAGCTTTCTCTTGTGCAATTCTTGAAAGCTTATCTTTAGCCTCATCATCTGCAAGGTTGGGATCATACATTTGAACTAATTCCCAGTCAGACCATAGGCCAAGATCCTTCATCATCTTTAGATTCTCAAGCTTCTCTTTGTCGCTCAATAGGATTGTTGGCTTACGATAGATAATCTTAAAACCTTCCTCTGGTAGAGTGTTTTGTCCAACTGATGCAAGCTGAGTTCTAATGATTCTATAAATATCACTCTCAACCTTGGCGTACATTTTTTGATTGTCCTCGATAATACCCTGGACGTCTGCCATAGATAGAAGTCTATCGAATCCTGATGTGAAGCTTTCATTAGGGTTAATCACCTGGTTAGAGTTAATCCCTTGCTCATCAATAATAGTTTGAAGGTAAGTAACAATCGCTTCCTTGTGTCCTGCCATGTTTGGAGTAGGCGAGATAAAGTTAATATCCGTTGGCCTATCTTCTGGACGTGATGACTGAGGACATTCAATAGCTGTATAAAGTGATTGAGATGAAATACTAAGCTTTTGTTTCTCTGGCCTAGTAATTTTCAAGATACCAATCTGCATATTAGCACTTGTCAAATAAACACTCATGAGAGCGTTAAACTCAACTGTTTGCATTGGTAATGGAGATAGCTGAGGATAGTTCTCTGATCTATCTTTAGGCGCATAAGCGAATGGTAGAACTCCATAAGGGTTCTTACCTGTCATTCCCTCATCAAGGTAAAGCTGTATGCTCTTATGCTCTTCTGATCCTGTGACTCTAACCATGAAGTGTTCGTCTTTAGTCCAGAATGAATAGTGCCTTTCATCAGTACCCTCGTCAGATTTACCAGATTCAGCAATCTTTAGATTAAGTCCATCGCTAGTGCCTTGCGTTACCGATGCAGATGGATAAGATAAAACTACAACTTCAAGCTCACCAAGGTCTGAAAGAACTACATCGAACTCGTATGGAGCTAATGCAAAGAATTTAAACTTTAACTTCTCAGTAGCACCTACAGGCTCTCTATCCATAAACGAAGCTAGTAGGCAGTATTTATCCTGGTTATAAACCTCATCAAAGCATTTCATAGCTGAGTCTAGGTCATATCGTTTAGTGATAATGTCATAAATCTCAGACGCAGCTTCATCACCTACAACCTTACGAATTGGAGTTTCTTTGTAAGCTTTTGACTTCTTATCAACAATCTTTTTAGATATTGAGTAATCTGAAATCGTGTACATTGAATAGGTTTTTGGATACATCTCCTTAACTCGTCTCTCGACAAATGGTTTTAATCCACCTGTACGAACTAGCTCAGAGTTAAAAGCATGGCGCTTTCTTCTAATATTTGACTCTGACTCAATCTCAGAGATGATCTTTTGAACTTCATTTTGGGTTAGCATATATTCTCCGTTTTAAAAATTGTTACTCTAATCTTATGAGATGACAATAGGCTGTAAGTCTCTCATGTACTTATCTATTCTGACCGCCCAGTAACCGATTGCCGTAGTTACGTGTTGCTCTCTTAACGAGTCATCCTCTTTTAAGTTTGCACCTTCGACTAACTTAGCAAGCCTAAAACCCTTAGCTGCATCCTCAGCATCTTTATAGATTGTAAACTTAGTCATACCTAAATCATTTATACAGAGGGAGTTTATAAGGTTATGTCTCTCCTTGATTGGAGGGTTAGATAATCCAACTTCAATCATGTACGGCAATCTTGACTTATAGTTAGCAAAGAAACCTTCAATTAATTCCCAGTCTGACTTGTTTGATCTGGTATCTGAATGCTTGCCTGTTGCATCTCCGAATAATCTAATGGAGCAAAATGGCCTATCGATTAATCCTGATGCTGCTACCTCGTCGCACATATCAAGAGTTCTCATGCCTGCTATGATCCATGTTTTAGCAACGTTAAAATGCCCATTGATATACTGACCTGCGGCTACCGACATCGGCTTTCCTGACTTGGAATTATTAAAGTCAAACATTAAATCTAATGGGTATGACAGGTTAAACTTATAAACATCATCCTTATAGTTTCTTGAGTCTTCAAATGCGTAATATATTCTATCCTGGTTAATCTCAATCCATTCACCTTCAAGCATTCTCTTTGCCATCTTGGGATCTAATCTTTCTCTAAGGCTTGCAATGTACCACTTCGGCAGAAATGGGTTGTCTTCTGACTTTGATCTAAAAACTCGCACCGATTCTGATTTATTCTCAAAGAAATATTTAAAAGCTTCATGGTGAGGAGAGTCTGGGTTAGTAGCACTTACCATTAGATTTTCTTTAACATTAAGGCAACGGCCAACCCTCATTCTAATCTCTTGATAGAACTCCATATTCTTATTTTCCGTTAGCTCTTCTATTGCTGCCATTGATAAAGGGTAAGATCTAAACTTAGAATAATTCCCATCATCCCATGATACACCATATATAATAGATCCATTAGGTAGTCTTATAGTCATGTCAGACTTATTCCAATATTCAGCCAGAGCAGGATCATGCTTTAACAACATTGCCCATTGAGTATTTTTGAGATCCTTTAAAACTTTACGTCCAACCAATACTCCTGCGCCTGGATTATTCCTAACGTGAGTTGATATTAGATGAGATAAGAGGATCGACTTTGCAGAGCCCACCGCCCCCGATAATAGAAGTTCTAATGGCCCAAGGTTGTAGTTATATTCCTGTCTGACTAGAGAGATTACCTTTATCTGATAAGGTACCCTATAAGGATCAAATTCTGTGACTGTTGGAACATCACTTGTCAGCATCAGGTAAAGCGTAATTTAGCTTTAATGCGTTTGTTGTTTCTTTATCTAATCCTACAGTGCTTTCTTGTTTATCGGCCCATCCGCATAGGTTTTTTAACGTAAAAATTAGCATTGGAACATTGCCATTGTTGGCCATTTCAACGGCCTTTCTAATTACTCCAAGCCTTGTGTGAACCATATTTTGTTGTCGAGCGTCCGCAAAATCTTTGTAGCCATATTCGGCACATCTTCTTTCAACTGTGTCTTCTGAGCATTGAAAAAATGCTGCAACGTCCTTGAGTGTAGGATTAAGTCTGCATAGAGACTCTAATTGATTCTGGTCAATTTCTTTACGTGGTCTCGCCATCTCTCTCCACCTTTAACTCTTCGTATGATTGACCTGTTGATTCTAACTTAGCTTTCTTGCCAGTGTAGTTTTGCCATCGGTTGATAATGACATCGCAGTATTTTTCGTCTAGTTCCATTCCGTAGCATTTTCGATTGGTTTTTTCTGCTGCAATTATTGTTGTTCCTGATCCTGTAAAAGGCTCACATATTAATTCTTTTTCTTTTGTAGTTGCTTCAATGTATGACTCTGCAAATTCAACTGGGAACATGGCAGGATGAAAATGATCTTGGCCAACATATCTCGCAATATCACCAGTGTAAACTGTTCCCATCTGTCTCATGCTTTTTGTTTCTGTAAAAACAGGAGTTGTTTCCCCATTTTTTTGTCTAATTGTTCCCTTTTTTCTTATTCCAGATTGCTTGTTTTCAAGCGTCTTGTTTAAATCAATCTTTTCTTTACCGAAAACAAAAACCCACTCATGATCTATCGTAAACATTGCAGTTGCCTGGCCAACAGTGTATCCAAATCCTTGTCTGTTCCAAATATTCCATGACAAAAACTTCAATCCTGAATCTTTGGCTTTCTGAATATAGTCATCCCAATAACAGTTTACTTCGCCATCTTTTCTTGAATAACCAAGGTTAATAATTTGAAGATTAGTAAAAGGGTAAAAAGAAGGTATAAATTCAATAATTTTTTCAATGCTTAAATCTTTATCTCCATTGTATTCTCTCTGGTCTGAATATGGTGGACTTGTAAAAAGAACTTTAGCCTTCTCACCATTCATAAGCTTCTCAACATCGTCAATCATAGTTGAGTCACCACACATTAATCTGTGATTCCCAAGCAACCAAATATCACCCTTGCGAGTAATTGGATGATCTATCTCTGGAACATCGTCTTCATCAGCTTGAGGCTCAAACTTTTCAATGGGCTCAAGAACAAAATCTTTTATACCAAGCAAATCAATATCGAACTCTGGCCCAAGATCAAGCATCTCTGAATTAACCATTGATAGATCCAAATCCGCCCATGATGCGATTGCATTATCACTTGTAAGATAAGCATACTCTTGCGCTTCATTATCAAAGTCCTGGTACATAACAGGGATCTCTTTAAGTCCTGCAATTCTAGCTGCCTCTATGCGGCCATGTCCTGCAAGAACAAAACCTGTTCTATTAGATACAACTACAGGATTCCTAAACCCTTGAAATTCAATGAGTTTAGCTAATCTTTCGATCTGCTCTTTAGGATGCTTGTTATTGTTCTTTGGATTTAAAACGAGTTTATTAATGTCAACAGTAACAATGTCTTTTGCCTTAATCACATAACCGCCTTTCGCTGTTAGTTACCTTAACCTTACGTCAAGATGATTTTAGGCTATTGCGAAATAATTACAGCGTCAAGTCTTTAAATTGTTGATTAGTCATCATTGATGCAAGACAGTCAGATTGATTAAACTCTTTCTTGTACCTTCTATATCGCTCTACTGTGCATCTATGGATTGCCATAGCATGAGCTATCTTTGACTTAGAATATCCCAGGTTGGTCAATAGCTTAGTTGTAAATAGCATTAACTGCCACGATGCTTTAGGTGGATCTTGAAATGGTTCGAATCCATTTATGTTTGAATAAACAAGCTCAACGTAGTTATTTAGGATCATATTCCTTGCTTTTTAAGTTCGAAATAAAGCGTACTAATGATCTGGCATAATGTCTCTATCTCTGAATCATTCAAACAGAAGTGAATGCCTGAATGCCATAGAGCTATGTGAGCTGCCTCATGAACTAATAGCCTTGGTTTAACTGCATCTGGTACGAATTTCTCAATGTAGATTTTGTTTGCAAGCAAATCGGCCAATCCGAGGGCATCCTCATCGAGATGCTTTTTCATGTCACATTGTTTAACAGGGCAAGTAATACCTAGCACATCAACATTTTTGGGGATCATCCTTAATCTCCTTGTTGATTTAATTATCTAATCGAATAAATTAGCTGTCTTTGTTTTGAAAAGTATTTCTCCATTTTCCTGTAAAATCACACTTGTACCAGTGATTTGACTCAAGCCAATATTTAACCTGATTGTGATTACTTAAGTGATCTAGTCCCTTTTTATGAACTAATTCGTGACACTTGAAACATAGTGGCATTTTATTCCAAGCCTCATCCTTAAACTCAGGATAAGCTTTGCGTGTTAATATGTGATGATAAGTGACCATGCCTTTGCCGTATTTAAAACAAACTAAGCATGGTTTATCAGCTTCGTAGGTCAATTGCTTTTATCCATAAGATCCACCCCTAATTCAAGCACTTATTCCTCATACTCAGCACTAGCTTCGTTTACGTTTATTCCATGAGCATCCTTAAGCAAGTCCTCCATACTTAAAAGACAATGGTTAAAAAGGGAATAAATACTAAGATTTAAATTAACCAAGTCTTTATATCCATACCTTTCTGGGAATGTTTCAATAAGCATTTTTTCTGCATATTCATGTAACTTGATTGCAATTTCTTTGTATTTAAGTGCAGTTTCCTTATCCATAATTACTCTCCTTTTATTTCTTTAAGTTTTTTTCTTGCGACCTTCCCTCCGACGCCTCTATCATCAACTTCGCCCTTGTAAAAATCACCATCGCCCGAATCATCTGGGTCAATTTTTAAATATTTAAAAGGTTCAGTCGGTAGGCAGTGCCAAGAATCTATATCAGCATAAAACTCAACACACTTAATCAGTTTCTCATTTTGAGCTTCTAGTTCCTTAATCCTTTTATTTTTAATCTCTGCACAAGCAAGCCAAGCCCTTTCTGCTACATCCATCTCCGACTCATCCCCTGCTTGCGTCAAAATACCTTGGTCATGCTGGGCTATCCAGCTATTGAAAGCCTCAATCTCTTTACTCATGGTTTACCTCGTTAAAACTTCCAAACATTTTTAAACAAGCCTCGAAGCCATCGATATAATTTTCAAGCTTTTCACTTGGATTAATTTTTTCCGACATTTTCAGCGCATTAAGTGTAGTTAGTGCTTCCTTTAAAGTTGAATTAGACAATGACCTTTTCTCTACGAGTGATCTTGTTCTATGCCCCCCAATCTTTTCTACAAAAGACCACTTAGTGAATGAGTCCATTTTACTCATAAAGGTTCCATCCTCTGCGGTATAATTTCTTTTCTCGTCCCGATAAAAAAGTTTTTCCTCGCCGGTTATTTTGTTTCTATATTTTAAATTAAATTTCATATCTCCCCCTCTGGTGCTTTAGAACTTAGGGATTTTACATAAGCAATTTTCTCATTATTAAAAAACTCTTTGCACTTTTCAAAAACATAATAAGGGTTCTCGGCTAATATCTCATGCAGCTTTTTTAATTTACGTTTAATCATTACTTTTCCCCTTTTGTTGATCGATATGGTGCTGATGACACATATTTATAAATTGGCCATATAGCTTTATCTGCTCGTCGGTATAGTTTTCCTTTTCTCCGATTGATTTAAACTGAGCAACCCACTCCGAGGTGCTTAATACTATACAACCAATTCTTAATAATCCGTTCATGGTATAGAAGGCTTGGTGTCTTTGGTATTGAAAAACCATAAGATTGGCATAGCTAAGATAGGCATAGCTAAGATCGGTATAGCTAAGATTGGCATAGCGAAGATCGGCATAGCTAAGATCGGCATAGCTAAGATTGGCATAGCGAAGATCGGCATAGCGAAGATCGGCATAGCGAAGATCGGCATAGCTAAGATTGGCACAACTAAGATCGGCATAGCGAAGATTAGTGTTTGATTTTATGGCCAACTCAACCGCAATCCTCAAGCTTTCAGCTTCTACCGAAAATAATATCTCTCTTGATAATCGATTCCTTATTTCAAACAACATTACTCTTCTCCTTTTAAAACGATCTGACCTAGATAGATTGTGGTTCTATTATTTTCTTTATCGTATTCCTTCATAGCTTTGATTGTTTGCTTGTGAGTCATGCCGCTTTTGTAAAAACAGGAAACCCCCATAACACCCGGTTCATCCAATTCCGGTTCATCAGCATAAACACACGCGCCATCTGAATAAATGATTCTTAATCCATAGGAATACTTAGAGCAAAACCAAAGGTCATTATCTTCTTCCTTTTTGATACTCGCCCAGAATGTAGGGTTATTGTAGTTAATCTTTTTTGTCATAAAGATTGCCCTGAATTGTAGCCATGTTGGTTAATGAATTAATCGACTCGCCTGTAAACAACCAGTACATATTGGCAGAATCTACTAGCTTAGATTTCTTAGGGAAAACCTCTATTGCAGACTCCTCTTCACCGAAAAACGTATCCTTTAGTAATTGTTTATCTTTCCATGGGACATTTGTTTTTTGGTCATGTCTTCTTATTCCCATTAATTTAAACTCTCCCTTTTTATAAATCTGAACTGAGTATATGTTGTTTGCATGAAAACTAATAAAGCCATCAAATAATGTGGTCATCCTCCCATCTTTCAGTGCCCTTTCTGTTAAGTCCTCAAATGTTCCAAAATAATTTGTAGCCATTTCAAACCTCCAATCTTGCCATTGTCACCATAAACACTCCAAAGATCAGCGCATAGAAGTAGCTAGGATCACCTACTAAAACGCTAATAAAGGCAAATATGAATGAATTAAGCATGAATACTCTAAGCATAGAATCCCACCTTATCGACAACCTCACCAAGCTCATTAATAAGCAGTGCGCTATCAATCTCCTCTAGTGTCAGGAATAACTTATCCAGAGCCTCATCAATCGAATCTGCGTCAACTTGAACTACTCCATCATTGAATCTGATGATTACTTGCATAAAGCATCCTTTAAAGATTTTAACTCTTCGTCCGTAAGTACTAGTAATTCTTTTGATCGTTCAATGTCCGAGTCATAAAAAGTTAATTGAGTCCCTTCTGAATTCGGTGCTGTACTATAAACTGTAGATCTTTCTCCACTTCTTAGATAAGTGTAAACGTCTGTAATTACATGAATTTGTCCATTAAGCTTGATAATTTTGTTCATTTAATACCCCGATAGATTTGGTTGATGTCTTTAGCAAAAAGATATACTTGCTAGTCGCAACCTATATTTGTCCTTGTTTTTTAAAACGTCAAAATAAATTGTGCAATCATCACAAACAAATCCAACTACCCTGTCTTTAATCTCTATTAAACAGGAAATGTAACAAGCTCCATTTATATTGAAAGTAATCGGAGAATTAAACTCAATAAATAGTGGCCTTTTAATGTATCTGTCTGTCATTGTGGCAATTTGAATAACTGCCTTAATCTCTTCACTAAGCTTCATCAAGGTCTCCTTTTTGCGGAGTTTATTGTAGCAACCTCAAAAAGTTTATAAATAAAATCAAATCTTGAAATCTTTACATTACATCTTTTGAAGTTGTATAACTTTTGGCATCTTGGGATCGTAAAAACATCCATGGCCCTAAAGGTTTGGTTGAAGCGGCATGAGCCTAACTTCAAACTTAGCATGGTTGCCTGCTGGCTCACATCGAAGGATGACAGCACTTGGTAAACGAGAAAAAAGAACCAGGCGGAAGGCTCAAGAGAGATGGAGAAATCTGTCCGTAGCACGAGAGTGTACTATATGTGTCTGGCAACTAAAGTACTCCAGGCAATCGAGCCCATTAGGTATAGGCGATAATCTGTAAACCGATGGGCAGAACCAATAATAATGTATGGCGTAATTTCCATGCCTTAGACTTACTTTGCCCAAAATCACCGATAACCTAAGAAAGATCACCTTATTTCAGCCTGTTAGGCTGGGGTCAGAAGGTAAAACCTTCTCGACCTTGTAGGAATCAAGTTTCTTCTTTCCCATATAAGCAAAAAGAAATCTGCCTCTAAGCTTGTAAAATTTACTTGAGCATCGAATTCCGAAGAGACTTTCCAATTTAAAAGGTAATAGTTCCTCATGGCGAGAAAGTTAATAAGAAAGAAAGCTAAACCAAAGCTGGTATCAAGAGAGTTTGCCCAAGAGTTTCTCCGATCAAAATCATGGAGAGACTTTAAAGACATTCTTGTTCGTGCATTAAACTCTGAGTGCCAGATCTGTAATCAGAAAAGAAGACTTCGCATAGTTCACAAGTTTCCATTAAGGCACGACTTTAGAAGCAGGTATGAGTTAAGCAGAATGGCGATTGTTTGTAGAAAATGCTCATACAGTGTTGAAAAGGATTATTCTGTTATTGATATACATAATCAGAAGTTTAAGCCAAAAGTGTAAGTCTTTATCAGTTTACTCTTGAACCATTACCTTTTAAGTTCTTGTCTCACTCGGAGGGTATTAAATGATTAACAACCACTTAGCTTTTGCAAAAATGTGGAACGATACTAAATCAATCAAGAATCTTAGAAGTGATCGATCTACCGATGTTCAAAAGGCAGAGGCGGAAACAATCCTTAAAGACATGGCAGCAAGATTTGAGCGTCAACCTAATGGTGGAACTCTGTCTATGTGGGCAAAAGATATTATCGACCTTGGATATTCAGACCTAGAATTAAAGGAAGTTTGCAAATCAATTCCTTATAAGTTTGAGAAGTGTCCTAACCTTGCCCAGATCCTTGAGCTATTACGTCCATATTTGCCTCAGAAATCAGTTTCAGTCAGTGATATGGATAAATACTTTGGTATCGTCTATCCAATCGCTAAAGAGAAATTTGAGCAGGTATTTGATGCTGAGACTAGAGAAAAGATCCTTGTAGCCTATAAGCGAGACACTGGGCCTTATTACATTCCAGATGAGCAGATCATGGTCTTGGTCGTCATGGATTGGATTCGATCAATGAAGGGCACTTACCAACAGCTAGTAGCCTGGGCAAAGAAATCTAATTCAATGCTTGATGATCCTAATTATTTCTTAAGCACCTTAAAGAGCTTTGCATCTAACAATTCAATTAATGTCGAAAAGTTATACAGAGACTCGGTGCGTGAAAATATTACAACCGACACCAAAGAAGACGAGTTTTGATTTAAGATATGAGCATGGAAGAAATTAATAGATGTCCTAAATGTCGAACTGAATACTCAATCACCTACACTGATGATGGGCTACTTAATTCTATTGGCCCATGCAAGTGTCCTAAAAAGGATAAGTACAATGGAATGAAACCACTTGACTATGCTTTGAAGTTAATTAAAGATCACCCCGAAAGGTTCCCACTACTAAATAAAAAAGAAGGTATTAAATGAATGAACTAATCAAATCCCTTGTGGCATTCCAAAAGAAAGTTCCGACAATCCCTAAGAATAAGAAGAATCCGTTTTTCAATAACTCTGCCTATGCCGACCTAGCGATTATTGTAGAAATGTGTATGCCTGCACTTAATGAGTATGACCTATCAATATCTCAAACTTTTAAATATGAGGGTGAGACAAATATTCTCATCACTAAATTGTTTCACTCATCAGGAGCTTTTCTTGAGTCACAGATATTGCTTCCTAAAATACAAGATCCTCAGAAACTTACGGCCGCAGTTACCTACCTTAGAAGAACGTCGTATATCTCAATCCTTGGATTAGTTGCAGACGACGATAATGATGGTAATGAGAATCATCAAAAACAACAAAGACCTCAAGAGCAAAGACCTGTTCAAAACAATGCCACCACTCAAGCTGTTGCCTTTGCATCTGAGAAACAAAAAGAAGTTCTAAGAAAGAATAAGATTGAGTTCAAAGACGATATAACCCAGAAGCAAGCATCTGACTTGATTGCTTCAATGTATAAAAGGTAAAAATATGGAGCAATACAATCCCGGTAAAGGCAGACCTCGCAGCGAAATTAGAAGCGCAATTAAAGACTGGATTCATCTCAGAACAACAGAGCTTATAATCGGTTGGAGTCCTGACGAGTTTAGTTATAGCGATCCCAATAAACTTCAAAGTGAAATGGTCTTAGTTCTTGAGGAGTTAGCATCTGAAATTAAGAGAGATTTTATAAAGGAAAATAAATAAGGAAGTTATGAGCATTAACAATTGCGTATTCAAGGGAAGAATTAAGTCTAAACGAATGGAGTCAACCACGGAGGGTAAAGCAATTTGTCTTTTCACTCTTGAGCTAATGGATCAGGAAAAGAGATCAGACTTTGTTGACGCTGTTGCTTATTCAACTATGGCAGAAATCATTAATAGAGATTTTCACATAGGCCATGCAATCGGGTTAATCTGCAGAGTTCACTCATACAAGAAAGATGGGACTATTAAGCATAACTTTATCGTGGAGAAATTTGACTATGATCGAGAATATAAAAGACCGATCTCGCCTAGTTTACAAGAATAAACAAACTGGTGAGCGTATTACTGTTAATATCTGTGGGATAAACACCTATCAAAGACAAGACAATAACGAGGTCTTAAGCATCACCGACCTTCGCAAAGACTATGAATATCTTAGAAGAGAGTCGTACGTTTATCGTCCTAAAGACATGATGAGCGCAGAATTACTTAAGGATTTTCGGCTAGTTAAGGCTCGTGATGGACGTTACTGTAATTCCTGGCAAGTATGGTACAAAGATGAAATGCTTGAGCAATTCCCTCTGAGACAATTAGCTGTTGCGTACATGAGAGAAAAGGCCTTAGACTAATTAAATGAAATTCATTAATAAAACCAATTACCCTATTGTCTCTGATGCCATTAAAAAGGCCGAGGAATTATTAACCCTAACATCTCCAATGATGGATTCAATATCTAAGCATGAGTTCAAATATGATTCAGGATCATCTGCGAACGTAGTTAATAAGCTCTTATCAGGTGGATCGGTTGAAGTTGAAGTCTATACACCCTGGAGATTCTCTAAGGCTGTTGGAATGTTTGATGGAAAAAAGATTTCAATCTCTACAAGAGCTTTGAACTGGATGAAGTTAGAAGACGTTGTTGGGTTACTTCTTCATGAATATTCTCACTTTGTTGGCTTTACTCATGGGAACAACTACCCATCAAGAGACAAGGATCTATATTCAGTTCCTTATTACATTTCATCAAATATAAAACTATGGTTATAACTAAACTACTAGCTTTTAAAATTCTTAGCATTGGTTTCTTTCTTGGCTATAAGATAGGCCAAATAAGAAATAAAAAACCTAGCTGCTATGAGATTCGGGAATTTTAGGAATAAAGTCAGAGTATAGATAAAGCCTAGGTGTACCATTCTCGTCAATATCTCCAACACCATTTATAAATTTCTTTGAGTTATTCTTAGCATAAGCGAACGCAAGCTTGTCCTGGTCAGCTAAGCATCCAACGTAAGCATCAAATCGTGATCCTGTTAAATGAGTTGAGTAAACGATGTTAAAGAGTGAGTGAAAGTGCCCTTGAAATGTAGAGACCCCGATTTCTTTAGACAGTCCACCAGGTCTTGATACTTTTCCATGGCAGATATAAACATCACCTTTATTAGTCTCAAGGATGATTTCATCATGCCATGAGAACTGAGGAGTCCCATAGATTTGATCTAGTGGCTTAATAACCTCGATAGGAATGCCTGCAAACTTTTGTCGTCTAAAGATGAGAGACCCATGATTAGATTCACAAAAGTATATCTTTGGGAACAGTGACTCTAATTTCTTCATGCAATCAATCGAGTCCGTTAATTCCTTAGATGGGTTAAGCATTCCAGGATCTTTATCGTGAAAGCTTATAGAGGAGAAATCAACCTCGTCACCAACCGAGATGATGAGATCATAGTTATTCTTTTTGTGAAGGTCTTCCAAGAACTCGAACCAATCTGGTACTGAATATGGGAAGTGCAGGTCTGAAATGATGAGAGCTTTTTTATTCTTACAGTCTAACCTTATCATACGCCTCTACCCCTTAGACAGAGTAGGAGCATCTTGGGAGGGTAAGGGTAGAGTGCGATCATAACTAGCGTCCTTGCAGTTTTGATAATACAATCGTTTCAGATTAAAAAAAGGAAGTCAAATGCTACTCACGTTTAAAGCAAAGCCTCTATCTAATAACAAAATGATTCGTCAATTCTCTGGTAGAATTATTAAATCAAAAGAGTATCGTGAGTTTGAAAAGTTAATTGGCCAACTGATGCTTGGTTACAACAAAGAAATTAAAAAGTTTATGGATATATGGAGCAAGGTAGAGTCATGCCTTGATGTTCATTACGTTATCTATATGCCAACTTATTTTAAAGCTGATGGGACTATTAATCTTAAGGGTGGTGATGTTGCTAACTTTGAGAAGTGTTTAACTGATTCAATATTTAAAAGCATCGGCATTGATGATGCTTATATTAGAAGTGTTTCTTTGACTAAAGTTCCTGCTAAGGAATGGATGATTTCATGCGAGATTCTAATATCTCATCACTCTATTTTGGGAGAGCCTCACCAAGCTTCTTAAGCATATCTCCATACATTTTAACTAGCCTTGAATTTCCATCAAGCTTTGCCTGTAAGTAGAGATTCTTAAGGTTGTTCGTCTTGGATTGCCCTTCTGACTTGCTCCCAGAATGTTGCTTTTTTAACGTACTCATTCGGTGGCCATCCAATTAACTTATCACAAAATCCAATCGGTAATCTTTCTGATGCACCAACTGCACCGATGTACTCCCTAGAGAATCTATAAGGTCTGCATAGGCAATATGATTCAGTTTCAGAGATAACCCTTTCGCCTTGAGGATAAGCGTAAACAAACCTAGGGGAGCATTGAGGAGAGTCTGGCGTTTCAATCTCGCCTGTCGTGCATCCCACTAGGATAAGTAATAAAATAAATTTCATGGTAACTTCTCAAACTCTTTGTCTGATCCATTCATGTAATCATCTCCTTTCTTTTTATTTTCAGCCTCAAGCTTTTTATTAGCTTTTGACCTTCTATAAATCTTTACTAATAGGCTAACTGCCTGAGTAAATAAAGGGACTAATACAGATTGTGCAATCTTTACAAAGAGTGAGCTCATTACTTCTTAAGTGATTTAAGTAAGTTAACAGCTAATTGAAATAAAGAGTTTGCTTTAACACTTGGGATAAGTGCAAGTAGCTCAGATGCTGCTAACAAGAAAAGAAGAATTTCACTTTGGTGATTTACTAGAACGTCCATTTTTAACCTCGTGTTTAGGGTAAGTCCATTTTACCTTATTTGATATTGAATCAATGTAGTCTTTGCCTAATTGCATATGAATATGGGGGCCATTACCATTGTCATGAAAAACTGCTGTAATTCTTCTCTTGCTCTTAATTGAGATTGCACCCATATCTTTATATTTAGTATTTAAAAACTCACAAAGCTTAGTGACTACCTCTTTAGGTAAATCATTTGTTCGAATATCAACAGCTCGACCTTCTGAGTGAGATGATGAAACCCTGCCAAGCTTCTTATCTTTTTCTGGATCTGACATAGTTTCAGTTAATGTAATCTCATGGCCCAAGCGTTTACAGAACTCATCAGCTATAAAGCACAATGATTTGAGCGTTGGATGAATAAGATCAAGTCCTTTTTGAACTTCTTCGCTTTTAAATTTCATCGTCTAAGCTCTCTTATGTCTTCTCTTAAAACTTCAATATCATGCTTTGTTGCAAGGCTATCAAGCTTCTCTTCTATTGTTTTAACCCTATCGAGAGAGGCGAATGTGTTAAATGACCAGATTACTATTGTTGCACTAAGTCCAAGTAGATAAATGATTACTTTAACTAAATCCATACCCCATCCCTCAAAAAGTATTTAGGCAAATACCTATTCTTTTTTATTATGAGTGTATCATTGTCAAAAGTACAGTCCTCACCTGGATCTTGGCACTTGTAAATAATTGCTGTCATGTCTGCCAGTGACCACTTCATTTGAGAAACGTAATTGATTAAATCTCTCTTCTTTTTGAAGTTCCTAAACTCAATGAATATGCCCTTGCGGAATATTGCCATCATGTAGCATTAAGGTATTCAGTTACTCGGTAAGAAGCTCCGTCAACAATAGCTCCCTCTTTAACCCAGAATCCATCATTACTATCGGGCATTCTTCTACCAACAGGAACTATGTTGAATGTACCTACGTTGGCCGCAGTAATTTTGACGTAAGCATTTAGTGGAAAATAATCGTATGGAGAAACAAAAGTTAAATCATTAATCGTTGTAGGGTCGATAAATGTTTTAGTACCTGTTACGTTACCAGTACCAGTGATTTTAACGTAAGGAACCTGATCTAAAGCCTCTGGTGATTTGTGAACTTCAATAGTCCAAGCACCTGCAACAGTAACCTGATAATTAAATGAGGCTGCGTAAATGTGCCCCTGTAGAGGCATCTGCTTAATGACTGTGCCTGCAATACTTGGAATGCTCATGGAGATATTAATGGCCGCATCCATTTGAGTTCCATCGACTGTAATCCCACCAGTTAATGGTTGAACAAACCAACGTCTTCCTGCCGGAACTAAGTTAGAACCACTTCTTCTAGTAGTGTTATTAGGATTAAAGTCAAAAGGAATGGTAATCATATAGCTACTCCATAAAGTACGATTCTGAATTTTCCAAGTATGTTAGCAGTCGGAAGTAATGTAACATCAAATCTAATAAACTCATCCGTTAAAACGTCTTGATAAGTCGGATTAAATACCCCTGAATCAGTTGCATAGTCAGGAACCATATCAAGCTCAAGAGTTGGTGGTGTTGAAAAAACACTGTTAAGAGCATTTAGATCAGATCCTTTTTTAAAATCAATTTGAACGAATCCAGAATAGGGAGTTGCCCCCTTCTCAAAGATTTGAAGCTCAGCTTTAACTAGCCTCATGTTTCTTTGTGCCTTATAAAAAGCTAATCCTGTAAGTGTAATTGATGAGGAGCTATTAATAACTTCATCGTTAAAGATTTCAATTAAAGGCTGAACACCCTCAACCGCAGTTAGCCTATCATCAAGATCATCAAGATTGCCTGAGATTAAATCAAACAATTCTTTCTTGATTGCTTTGCCTACTTGAATAATCCCACTAGGTATTGAACTAAACATGATTTACCCTATTAGATTAGATCCTAACTCTTCTTCTGAATTACTAGGAGTTTCTGTTAAATTATCAACAATGTAACCATATAAGGCAAGGTCTAACTCTGTTGCTCCTGGGTAGTCGTTAGCTGTATTAGGAGCTATGCCAGGAACTCGGTTAAACACATTGCCAATATCATTGAACTGGATTGATGCAGATAGGCCATCTTTAGACACTCGGTTGATAATTCCAAGCTTAATCCTGTCGCTTGAACCATACCTCTGAAACAGTCTTCTGAGCTTAATACCAATCACATCATTGATATTCTTTATAGCAAGATTGAGTTTTCCAGAAAGTGTTACGATTGACTGATTTTGTCCTCTATAGAGTAGCCACCTGTTAGCGATATTTTCAGCCGTTACATCATCGTAAACATTAGCTGTCGCATCAAGCTGATTCATGTTAGCAGATGAGTTAATTAATGACTGATTAACTACCTCAATAGTTTTAAATGCCTCAGCACCACTATCGTCTATGTACCTAGAATAGCTCAAGACAATCTTTGAAACGATGTTATTCTTAGTAGTCTGACTAAATGAGATAATATCATCATCAGATAGAACCTCTAAATCTTGAGGGCGATCCGAGTCAAGTAATCGGAAGTTAAATTTAAAATCTGAGTCCTGATAAAGAGAGCCAAAACAAGAGACGTTAATATCAGTAATAATATCTCGTATGCTAGGAACTGTAGATTGCGGATAAGATAAACTGAGAATAATATTAAAATCACTGTCGTCAACATCGTTAAACCCTCCTATCCCATTAAGTAACCATTTAACTGCTTTCTTTGGAGTGTTAATCCATTCCTGATCGTATAGTCCGTAAGTATCAACCCTGACCAAAGTTTCGTCTGACACAAAAATGGGCGACTTGATAACATAGCTGTATGAGCCAGTGACTCCATTAAAGACAGTCCTGAAATCTACGAATGTTTCTTGTACGTTTCTAACCTCATACCAGTCAACGCTATCTCGTCTTAATATCTTAACAAAGTCACGAGGCTTAAAGATTGTTTTAAAGTCCGTGGTGTCACCCATTGACCTATCAACTCGATTAGATCCATTGATAAAGTTTAACTTAATATCTCCTGACTTAACCTGAGTATTATTAAACTCTGCTAGATTACTTAAAACAAGATTGCTTCCCTGGATTGTGTAATCCCTTAAGAAGACCATTTGAGTAGTTCCATAGTAAGCATTAAAGACAGGAGATCTATAAAAGACTAGGCCAATTTTAAGCCCTGATAAATGTGAATTTAAAAAGACTCTATTCCCTTTAACCTTTCTTACCTTAGTAAAAAAGTTTCCTGAATAGATAATATCATTCACGTTTAAAGTTGAAGCATCATCTACCTCAACAATGTCTTGAGACACTAAGTTTATTACTGTGTATGTACCAGAATTAAGATCGTGTCCTGCTATATTGAAAGTACGATTTTCATATCTGCTAGGTATTTCTGTTTTATATGTCATGCCACCTAGCTCGACATAGTTCTTTTGAGATTCAGTCGTAAAAATTAAGCTCTCGCCAACAAACTCAATAGTGTATTCTTCATTTGCAATTGTAACCTTGTCGCCTTGGCTTAATAGCCTTGA